CGCCGGATGGTGTCAATCAAATCGCTTGGCGATCTCCTCTACCAGCTTGTCCCATATCTGCGTTATCTTATCCTTGGCGTTTTCTGCAATCTTGCTCATCGTCCACCAGCGCCCTCTGTGTACCCTCGCCTGCTCAACGTCACCGATGACATACGGCGCATAGCGTAGCTTCGTGCCAAATTGCCCCTCGAATTGTTCTGCCCTGTCAATCACGCGGTAAATGTCGGGCTTGCCCGTTCCGCCTACGCCGATGCTGCGCCCAAGCGCACCGGTTCTGCGGTAGGTACTTTGTGGCGGGGGGGCTGGATAGGGTGGTATGTTCTCCTGAAGCGCAAGCAGTGAGGCATCCATAGCCACCTTCATACCACGTTTCAATTGGCGCGGCGAATCCTTCATCTTCTCGATGCTTTCTTCCAGCCCGTCTACCGTCATTTCAATCGGCATCTAACGCCTCCCCAATGCGTTCACCTACCATGTCAACATCGACAATCGGTTGTATCCAGCAACGGCAATTGTGTGTTATAATATCGTTACAGATGTATAAACCATAATCATCACACTGGAGGTCATAGACATGCCCCGTAAAATCGTTATAAGTAATTTTGGTGACTTTGCTGAGCGTTATATCGCTGGCGAATCTGAGAATAAACTGGCACGCGAGGCAGGAGTTTGTAGAGAATGTTTTCGCGGGCATTTGATAGAGGCTGGAGTAAACCCACGCAATCAGTCTGAGTCCGAAAAGGTCAAGTGGCAGAGAATGACGCAAGAACAGAGAAAACAGCAGGTGAAGTCCGCGCATGATGCTGTTCGTGGCGTTCCACTTAGCCATAACGATAAAATCGCGCAGGCGCTTGGAAAGCAAAAGAAGAAACCCAATACCGCGTTTGTTGAAACCGTTCTTGCCAATGCGCTCCGTTCCTCTGGTTACAGAATTACGCAACAAAGAGCCATAGGGTACTACAATGTCGATGTCGCCTTTGATGCTTTTCCCGTCGCCGTTGAAATCTTCGGCGGCGGCTGGCATTCTTATGGTCGCCATGCCGACAGATTCGCTAAGCGCACTATAAATATTTTCAATCATGGCTGGGCGCTTTTGATCGTCTGGGTTGATGGTAAAAGATTCCCCCTTACTGATGGTGGTATAAACAAAATCATTTCCTTCTACGAGTTCTGCCGCCTTGACCCATCCCCTTTGTGTAAGTATGGCATGATTCGGGGTAACGGTGACGCAGTTCCCATCAATGGTAAGTATTTCAACGACACGCCCACTATAAAAACTCTTAGCAGCAGCGGAAATTTCACCGACAGGCAACACATATTGACCTGGTAGAACACAGCGCGGGTGGGCTGGCGGGTGATTGGCGGTATCGGTCAGGTCGTACACTTTTCCGGCGTGACCGTCTGGTCTTCCACATATCGGGCATACCAATTCATCTTCAGCCGTCATCCAGCGTACTTGTCCGACCATGCCAGACGATTCCCACGCTATGCGGTTGCCCTCTGCATACAGCCTCGTTACCTCCGTTGCCGCTATCATTTCGGCGCGTACTTTGTCAAACTTTGGTTTCAACATTCTCACCAGTTCGTCAAGCGGATCGCCTGATTGTATCCAATCGGTCACGGCTTCCTGTACAAATTCTCTCGTTGTGTCGTCTATGTTTTTGATGTCGCCATAACGATATTCACGGGCATAGCGCAGTACGTCATTGTTTATTACATCCCAATTCACCAGGGCGCGCACCTGCGGCGGCAAGCCGTCAATGCCGCCCGCTACGCCGTTGCTAATCAGTTTGGCGTACTCCTCTGATATGAATAGCCAAAACAGGCGGTCTTCGTTATCCCAGAAGGCAGGTTGATAGATGTCAGACACGCGGCACGCTCCTTGCGGCTTCTATGATTCTTTCCAGTTGTTCATCCAAGAATGATTGTATCAATCGTTGAAATCTACGTTCGTCCTTGCGGCGTTGGTCATCATCCGGCGCTTCGCCTGTTTTGAAATCATGGGCAAGCACGGCGGCGTAGCCTTTCAGGTGTGGTTTCACCTGCGGATACTTGGCGATGATGGCTTTCAGGGTGTCATCCATCAGGTCAAGTCCTCATGCCAGCCGATAAAGCCGAATGTGGCGGTTGCGCCCGCGTCAACTGTTAGTGCATTGCTCATTTTGCCTCCATTTCTCTTTCGGCGGCGCGGTTCAATGCTTCAACCAGCGCCATGATGCCTGTATCCTGCTGTTCTTCTTGCAGGTCAAATACCGCTTTCAATTCTTCAACTGTTCTGCATCGTTTCAGCCCTGCCCGTATCTGCGCGGCGGTGCTTTCGCTAAGATGTTTGCAGACGAATGGAAATTCTAACCCGTCGCCCCGTTTCAACTTGCGGGCGGCGATGTCTTCCCACAATGCCAGCTCCCTGATCTGCTCTGTGTTCAGCGCTACGCTGCGGGTCGGTGTGTTGTTATTTGCCGCCTGTTCTACCATCAATGGTGGCTGGTTTGTCGGTTGTGGCGGGGGCGGTGTCATTGCGTCAAGGTCTTGGTACTCTATCTCTGCGGGTAGGTCAATGCCTACAATCTGCGCGGCGATGGATGGCTTGATGCCGCTGCGGATATATTGGCGGTAGGCGATGGCGCGTTCTTTTTCTTCTTCCTGATCTTCGCTCTTTAGCTCCGGTCTAAACTCAAACTGGTATCCGGTGGGCAACATCAGCTTCAGGTTGATTTCTTCTTGGATGAATTGACAATCAGGTACGACCTTATCACGCAACCACGTTATCTTTTCTTCTTTGGCGGTAGCATAGTTGGCGCTGTTGGCAAGCAATAACGATAATGGCATACCTGCCGCCATTGCGATTTCTTCAATCTTGGCATCTTGTAGCTGTGAATCTTTCAAGTTCTCCAAGCCTTCACCAATTGTATTGACGGTCATGGTTTCGGCGTTGATGACCTTGCCAAGATATTTGTACGCGCCGGTGACGACCTTCGTCCAGATATTTTCAATCCTGTCCCTGTCCTCAACCGATGGGGCGCCGGTCACGCCCAGCAATGCCGGTTTGATGCCGCCACGTTGTAAGAATTTCTCTGTGTAGTAATCGGCATAGAATAACACGCCAGCGGCGGACATGAGCGCCCCCATTTCTGTATAGTCGCTGGGTAACAGTTCGGTGGTGTGGTCAAGCCGGTACATCCAGAAGATAAGGTCATCGTCAAGGCTGTATTCTCTGACGCTCTCGCCCAATTTGCGCTGAAAGCCGGTCAAGCCGTCCCACTTATCAACCACCGGCGTGATGCTCTCCGGCAACAGGTAGCGCAAGGTATAGTTCATGCGGCTGCCTTCTTTGAAGCCATAGGCGGCGTTGCTCATGAATAATGACAAGCGCCATTGTTTGAGCAATTCGTGTGGTTTCGGCAGGAAGCCTACCACGTTCTGCCAACTGTCGCTGTCGTCTATGGTTTTGCCCGCGCTGTTTATGATGGCAAATGGCATATTTGACACGGCATCGGCGGTCATGTTGGCGACGCGGTACACGGCAGATACGCGGCTGTATAGTTCGTTGCGCTTGGTGTCCTGCATCGGTTTACCCGTGAGCCAGTCCCATGATTCATCAGGGTATTGCGGCAGGTCGATTGATTTTATCTGCGCGCCGTCCATGTAAAAGGTGTTAGGTTTTCTTGCCATTGTTTCTCCTTAACTGATATACCAGTGCTGCGCCTGCGTCATGCCTAAGCTAACCACCGCCCAGACAAGCGCGTCCACCCTGTCGGGGCTTTCGTCGTCCTGCGGTGACCATGTAATCATCTGCGTTTCCAGTTCGCGCAAATTGCCGACATGGTGTACCTTGCCCTGCTCATATAACGCCGCCACCGGTTCAGCCCTGGTTGCCTTGCCGCGTGATGCGTGTACCCCCTCATAGGATATTGACGGTCTGACCGTTCGCAGGTTCATCTCCACCAGGTCACCGCCGTTGTTGGTTTCGCCTACGATGCGGTCAGCCTGCCACAGGTCAAATTGCTCCACCGCTTTCTGCGCCCATTGCAGCGGTGTATACACGCCGCTAACGTCAGACAGTACATAGCCGTGACCGTCCTTGTCGATACCGACGGTAACGATGCCAGTTTCGTCTGACTTCTTGTTCGATGTGACGGCGGGGTCGATGGCTACCACGATGCGGCGTAGTTGCGGTGCTTCGTTTACGCGGCTATCATCAATTGTCTTATACTGCCACAAGGCATTTTCGCTGTTGTCGATATATTCCGCCATGATTTCTTGCTGATAGGCTAATGCCGTCATGGTTGCTCTCATTTCATCAATCACGCCTCTGTCAAGGTGCGGATTATCGTAGGTGGTATAATGCCACGATTCCCATATATCCGATTCGTCAAACTTGCGAAAATCATTATTGCCGCGCGGTGTGCTGCCCATCATGGCATCGCCGTTGTAATCGGTAAGCGTAGGCAATACCACTTCGTTGTAGATATAGGATAGATCACGATACATAGCCGCTTCATCAAAGAAAAAACCAGCGTAGGCACGCCCGCGCGGCGCGTCTGGCGATTCCGATGACCAGAAGTCAATCGACCCGCCCGTTATCAATTCCAATCGCAGGTTGCTTTCATTCTTGGCACGTGTGATAGGGCGGAAAATATCTTTCATTTCGCGCCATGCTTCCTGCAGCATTTTATAAGTCGGCGTCATGTACCCGCACGGCTTCCCTTCAAGCACACGCCCATCCTGGCAGAAGAACTCAGCGGCAATGGTGGTTTTGCCAAAGCGACGACCAGCGCGTACAATCTTGCGCTTGCTCTTGCTTGCCATGATGACTGCTTGCGCCGGGTGCAATTCCGGCAGACGAATAAGTACCTCAGCCATCGCCCCTCACAATGCGGATGATAGTTTCCCCGCTGTTTTCCTGTTCCACTTTCGTAGGCGCGTCCAGCCCAAGCAGCTTGCAGCGGCGGTCAATGCACCATTGCAAGCCCTTCAGGTAGTTATCGTTGCCCATCGGATTGCGCTTGCTATTGGCAATCAACACCGTAACGCCGCCTTTTGTTTTCTCGGTGT